GTATATATTCCTGCGGCTGTGTTGTGTCTGTTGGCTGTTCTGTTTCGTCAAGAACAATCTCAACTTCGTCGTCGGGAACGAATGTCTCAGGAATCGTTGTCTCAACAGTATCTTCAGGAAGACCGTCGGGATAGGTTGTAGTTGTTTCTGGTTCGGTGGTGTCGGGTACGGTTATGGTTTCGGGTAGGGTCACGAATGTTTCTGGTACGGTGGTTTCGGGTACGGTTATGGTTTCAGGTTCGGTTGTAAATGTTTCGGGTTCGGTTGTCTCAGGCACGTAAACTGTGGTTTCGGATACGGTTATGTTGGTTACGGGCTGAGTCCAAATGGTGGGAATAGTCGTTGATGTTTGAGTCGGCGTATAAGGGGGTTCAGTTGTTGTGGTCGTGGTTGGAACTGTCGTTGTCGTTGTCGTGGTTGTTGATGTTGTGGATGTGGTTGTTGATATCTGAACTGGCTCTGTGGTTGTGGAACTTTCTGTGGGTGGGGGTACTGTAGATGATGTCGTTGTTGATATCTGAACTGGCTCTGTGGTTGTGGTCGTTTCTTCAGGAAGGGTTGTTGTAGATGAAGTGGTTGTCGTTGACGACGATGTTGTTGTGGTTGTCGTTGTACTTGTACTGGTGGTCGAAGAAGTAGTGGTGGTTGGCGCGACCGCCTGCTGAGTGAACACTTCGTCTGGCACTATTGCCCAGCCTTCGTTGTCGATGTTCCATGCAAGCATGATGCACGAGTTCCCGCCATGCTCATACATCCACACATTGAAGGCGTTGCTTCCAGGTTCTAGTGTGAGTTCGCCTGACATCATCCATGAGCAACCTTGGTCGTTCCAGTTGCCGAATGTGTTGCCGTCAATCTCCATCTCGCCACCGTCATCTGTGGCGAGCATGAACTCAATCGTGTCGTGTTCAGGTATGTCGATGAAACCTGTCATGTGGACCATGAACAGGTCGCCTGTGCAGTCTTCGTATAGTTCGTAGTCGTAGTTGCGGTTGATGTTGTTCTCAACCTCTGTTCCGCAAACTAGGTATTCGGTGTCGGATTGTGTTGGCGGTATTTCGTCAATCGTGTAGTAGACGGTTTCGATTCCTGGGATTGGTTCAGCGTTGGCGTTCTGTGGTATTAACGCAAACAGGATTGCTGGTAGAGGTATGAGCCAGCGTGTTAGACGAGTTCTATCCACACTCGGTTCGGTTCAAACCATGCATAGCGTTTGCCTTCCTCTACTGGCATTGGTGTTGGTGGCTGCCAATCAAAGTTGTCATCTAAAGTCCATGAGCCGTATGGTTGTGGGCAGATGAACACATCGTTCACCGCATCATAGGTGTATCCGATTCCTGCGTATTGTTTACGAATGTTGCCGTTGTAACTTGTGCGTACACAGGTCTGGTTACGGAATGTGCTGTAAAACTCCTCAGGTGTTTTGCCGTCTATAAGTTCGGTTTCATCTACGCCGACTATCACCTCGGTGACTCGGTTGTTTGTGTCTAGAAATGTGTAATGTGCCATAAGTATTCTCCTATTCTATGCCCACGACACATTGCCTGTGCCAGCGGTAATCGTTGTAACTTTGTTTGAACCAGATGTCGCTGTTGAACCTGTAAGACCGCCACCAATAGTGATAGTGAAGTCGGCTGGGTAGCGCAAGACAACTACACCGCTTCCACCCGCACCGCCCGCTTTTGAGGTTGCTAACGACCCGCCCGACGCAGCGCCACCGCCGCCACCGCCACCCGTGTTTACTGTGCCTGCTGTACCTGCTGTGGTTGAACCTGCGTCACCGCCAACTGCTGTACCGCCTGCGCCGCCACCGCCCGCACCACCCGCACCACCAACTGTCGTGCCCGAGTTTTGTGCGGCTGCAGAACCGCCGCCGCCTGCATAAGTAACCGAACTGCCCGTGATTGAAACGCTTACGCCTGCGCCACCTGCAACAGGATTATCAGCGTCGTTTAAGTCAGTTCCTTGTACGCCTGCGCCGCCACCGCCCGCACCCGAAAATGGATAACTTGACCCACCTGTTTTATTGCCGCCACGAAAACCCTGATTTGTTGTGCCTGTGCCGCCGCTTGCGCTTAATGCGCCGCCGCCGCCACCTGACCCGCCTGACGCTCCGTTTAGGTCATCCATTCCTGCGCCACCGCCACCAGTCGAAGTAATAGTTGAAAAAACTGAATTGTTACCTGACGACGCAAGAGCTTTTGGTGATTGTGCTGCTGGTGTGCCTGCACCGCCAGCACCAACAGTTACCGTATAGTTTGTGCTAACAGCAAGTGACAATGCTGACTCTAAACTTCCGCCGCCGCCAGTATTTGTAACGGTGCTACGCAAACCGCCAGCACCGCCACCACCAGCACCCCAACCGCCACCACCGCCACCGCCTGCGACAACAAGATAATCAACAACAACAGGCAAACTATATGTTGCTGTGGCAACATAGTTTTGATAAGAAACATAACCAACATCTCGACCCATTATGACCAATCCTTAAACATCAGAAAGTAATCGTTCCACTAGCAGTAAAAGTATAAACAGTTCCCGACAAAGTTGGTGAACCAGTCGTAGATGCAGCGACTTGTCCTGCGTCAATAATGACCACACCGCTACCGCCGTTGCCCCCTAAAAATACGGCTGTGTCGCCGTTATCTAAACCTGCACCACCACCGCCTCCACCTGTGTTTACTGTGCCTGATGTTGCGTTGCCTGTCGTGTTGCCGCCTGTGCCTGCACCGCCACCGCCTGTGCCACCTGTGCCGACTGTGCGACCGCCGCTGGAATAAACTACGCCACCGCCACCACCACCGCCGACACTTATGCCAAACGCTGTAATACCGTTGCCTCCATTGCCAGCAGTTGTTTGCGTTGTTTGTGCTGTAAGAAACTGACCTTTTGCACTTGCACCGCCGCCGCCACCATTAGCAGCACCACCACCTGCGTTTGTTGAACCGTAACCGCCGTCAAATCCCTGACCGCTTATACCTGTTCCGATTCCACCTAAATCTTGATATGTACCGCCGCCACTACCGCCGTTGCGCCCAGCACCGCTCGCGCCACCAACTGAGCGACCACCACCACCGCCACCCGTACTAGAAATAGTTGTTAAACCTGTGCCAGCAATAGAACTCGCCGACCCGTCATTACCTTCAGCGCTTGCGCCAGGTGCTGTTGCGCCTGCGCCAACTGTCACCGTGTAGGTAACACCTGGAACAACAGTAAACGGCGCTTCTAAACTACCGCCACCACCCGTTGCGTCTTTACTGCTACGCACACCGCCAGCACCACCACCACCACCATTACGAGTAGCACCTGAACCACCACCAGCGACAACAAGATACTGTGCAACTAAAGGTTTATAGGCAAGTTGGGAATACTGCCCCGAAACATAACCTAAAGTTTTACCCGCCACAAACTAAACCTCGACTTCAGCAACAGGCGCAACAAAATCCTTTAACACTTCATCATAAACCCAACCGATACCAGCATAAGTTTTACCTGCGGTATCAAAAAATGTTTCCACCCAACGACCTGTGTAGCGTTCAGGGTTTGCTTCCAAAAACTCCCGTGTTACAACAGCAACATGAGTAACAACATTGTTTTCATCTAGTTGTGCAAAGTATTGTGCGCCCATGATTAAACCTTGAACCTGACATACACAACGCCTGCCGCACCGTTGCCACCTGCGCCTGCGCCGTATGTACCGCCACCGCCTGCACCATAATTAACACCGTTGTTGCCTGCGCCAGTTGTTTTACCTGCAACGCCGCCGTTACCTGCCGCACCGCCCGCAGATATGCCGCCACCGCCACCGCCTGCGCCTGCGTAATATGCTGCACCCGAAATAAAACCGCTTATATCACGACCGTTGCCGCCTGCGCCGCCAGTCGTACTACTAACACTTCCGCCTGCCTGCGCTGCACCACCACCGCCACCGTTAGCATCAACACTTGGGCTATCTGACGCACCGCCATTGTTACCTAAAGTTGCTGCAACCGTTTGTGCTTGATAAGTTGCCGTCAAATTAGTTCCATATCCACCGCCGCCGCTTGCGCCGTCGCGCCCACGCTGTTGATATCCAGTGGCTGCACCACCGCCACCGCCTGCAGGCATCACAAACAAATTACCAATTTTGCTTTCCAAACCATTAGCACCAGTTGTTGTGCTACCACCTGCACCACCAGCACCAACATCAACCGCATAAGTCGCAGCAGCCAAATAAACTGTTTGCACACTTGCCATACTTGATACGCCGCCACCGCCACCGCCGCCACCAGCGTAAGTGCCATCACCGCCAGCGCCAGCGCCACCACCGACAAGCAACACATCAAACAAACCAGCATCAGAAACAACAAGGTTCGCATCTGAAGCAAAAGTCAGCAAAGTATAGTTCTGACCCGACACCGTAATAGAACTACTAGAACCACCAGTTGCAACACCATAACCTGCGGCAACAGGTACAGCAGTTGAAGAACCGCTACTTACATAACCAAGTTCACGCCTGTTCGGCATAAGTTAGACCGTGATTCTATTAACGAAACCGTGAATCATAATCACATTCGCAGTACCAGCAAACGCACGAACAACCTTCGCCGTAGCATTACCCTGCAACAAAAACCCTGGAATCACAGTCACCAAACCAGCCTCAGGCAAAACAGTCAACTCGATATTGCCATCAGGTGCATCAGCCTGACCCCACTCAATCGTCAACTTAACCGAAGAAGCCGACGAGTTCACCGCATACAACCAAACCTCATCAATCGTTGTCGTAGTAGTCGACGCTGTATGAATCGCCGTACCAGCAGTTGCCGTAGCAGCAACCTTGACAGCCAAACCCGTACCAGTAGTACCCGCTGGCTGTAAACATAATTTTGTAAAAGTTGCCATATATCTCCTATATTAACTAAAAACTTGCGAACCTAAAACCAACTGGTCACTATCACCCGTAACACCACTCGCAGGCAAAACAGCCCAAGCAGCATCAGTACCATTAGAAGTTAGCACATAACCATTAGCACCGATAGCAATACGGGCAGGATTAACAGACGAATTAATTGTCAACAAATCGCCACGAGTCGTCATCGTCGACGTGAACTCGTTCGCCTCGTTAGCGTCAGTAGCAGTAAAAACTGGGTAACAAGTAGCGCCAGCAGAATGCGAAGCGGCAGTAGTGCCATCCACACCACGAGTCATCGAAGCCAACGATGAACCTGTGCGGGAACCAACCAAAACTTTTTCTTCAGTAACCAAACCTGGGTCAATCACCATGAAGAACGGACCGTTAGCGGTGTCATTCCACGCTGTTACAGTACCCGTCAAAAGTGCGGTGGTGTCGCCAGCGGTAATAGAGTTCGTGAGCGTACAAGCGGGAGCCGCACCTGCGTAAGACCGTCTAGTGACTGCTGACATCTATACTCCTAATCTTGAACCGAACGCATTGTAACAGTACAGGTTCCTTCCAAATCCCAGTTTTGCTGGAATCCGTCTACAACCTGAAATTCTAAATCTTCTACTACAACAGAATATGTTTCCATGTTCTCTTGGTAGTTTACCACTATAGGGTTCGTTACCAAATCCCGTAGCGCTTGTAGTTCTGATTCTACATCAAAATAATACTCGGTGTCATATACCCGTAGTTTGTGGTGCATGAGAATAGGGACACGGAAAACTTGGCTTCGGGCTGGGGAAGCGTACGCTCTAGCCATCCAACGGGTGAGGGTTGGGGCTGTGGTTGCTGACCCTCGGTTTAGTTCTAGTTTGAATTTGGCTTCAATGAATTTGGCTTGCGGACCTGTCGCTACCGCTTCTGTGGTGAGTTCTAATTCGTGGGGTGTCATCGAGTTGTATGCGCCGTCGTCCGATGAGATGTATGGGATGATTTTGCCGTACAGGGGGGTGGTTCGGATATCAAATTTGGCTACGAATTTGCGGTCTGGGATACCCCAACGGTAGATACCTGTGACAATTTCTCCTTGTGTCACAAAGTTCGCTGTGTCTTCCACATAGATACCTGCGCCTGATACTGCGAACACCCGTTTGTTATCGTAAGTAGCACACGATAGGACGTTTGCTGTTGAGGTGTGCATGAGGTCTGATGCGTGTGCTGGGGTGTTTGTCGCTATCAACGATGACAGGTCTAATCTGCCTAACCCTGTGGATGTGCTGTCGTATTGTGACCATGTGAACCACACGTATTTGTCTTCGGCTGTGAACGATACGACGTCGCCTGTTGTTGGGATTAGTGCGCCAGCGGTGAGGTTCCCTGCGCTGTCTGGTGTCGAGTATCGGACGCCTTTGTTTGTGCCGATGAATATTCCGCCGAGGTATCCGTAAACAACTTTAGGTATTTCGCCTGTCGGTAGGTCGAGTGCTACTACTGGTTGGTCTAGTACACCCGCCGAGGTGATAGTAATTTTGTAGATTGCTCCACGGTCGCCTGAGTATCCTGCAACATAGATGGCGTTTTGACCTGAAGCAAAACTTACCCAATTCCATGTTGATATCGGATGAACGTAATCGTCGCCGCCGACGTTACCTGACGGGTCATAGTAGAGGTCTGTTGCGCCCGCACCTGAATCACCTGATATAAGCAAATGTCCTTTAACGAAATCAACATAATAGAATTGGTGACCGTAAGCAACGTTTGATGCGGTGTGGCTTGCGTTTACTTTCCAAAGCCCAAAACTGCTTGTTGTGCCAGCGTATGTTAAATATACGTTTGTGCCGTCTGATGCGATGTCTCTGGCGGTGAGTGCAGGTAAACCTGTTACCGATGTCCATGTTGGTGACGAAGCAAAAGGGTTAGAAGAATAACGGACAGCGGAACCATCTAACATATATAGTTCGCCGTTTGCTACAACCACCTGCAAGTTTGTGTTCGCCGACGAACGGGATTGTTTCGTAGCGTTCAACAAAGTTAACTGTCCTTTAGTCCAAGGGTTCACACCTTTGCTTGAGTTGTATCGGTAATCTTGTGCGTCGGCTGTGTCCGCATATTTTTGACCAGCACCGAAATGCCATGATGATTCACCTCTACGCCA